AGTAGAAGCCCTTGAGGCGGTCGGTTATCGCGTTATCAGGCGGGAAGACGGCTCTTATGCCGTCAGGCCGCCATATGTACGCTCAACGACGCGAGATGACGTCGAGGCTGGCAAGATTCAAACACAGCCATCAGACTATCTCGCAGATTATCCCGTCATGCTTACTGCGAAGCACATAGCGGAGATTACTGGCCTAAGCATCGGCCGTGTACGCACGATGTTCAAGAATCAGGCGCTTCCGGCTGTCAAGCTTGAGAACAATCGCTGGTACGTGCCCAAACAGAAGTTCATGGCAATCTTTGACGTGCAGAGCGGAAAGGTCGGTTAGTTTAAGGCGGGCAGAAAGGCGCATGGCGCTCGGCTGGGCTGTGCGCCCTTCCTTGCTCGGGTTCCTTATGACACCGTGATGTACCCCGGCGTACTCGCCGTGTCGATGCGGAAGTACGTGTACGCAGTCTTGTTGCTGGCCCACACCGTACCGTTTCCGCCGACGAGCGACGTGGAGCACGAGTAGAAGCACTGAGAACCCGTGATACCGCTCGTTGGCAGCGCCCAGGTCGCGTCCGCGTAGATTCTTGTGAGTTTGTTGCACCCCGAGAAGGTGTAGAACAGGTCCGTGAGCGTCGAGGGGTCGAAGCCACGGAAGTCGATCGTCGTAAAGGCGCAGGACGAGAACGTGTAGCGCATCGTGCGCACGCCGGAGAGGTTGCCCAGGCCGCCCACGCTCGACAGGTTCGTGCAGCTGTAGAACAGGTAGTTGAGGTTCAGGTACGAGAACGTGGCCATGTCCGCAGCGAAGGTTGCGCTCGTCAGGTGCTGGCGGTGCGTGGCGCCGGTGACGCCGTCCCAGGGCGTGAAACCGAGTCCAACGTACTTGCCGATGGCGCAGATCCTGTTGGAAGCGACGAGCTCGCGCGTGGCGTCCGGCGTGGACGAAGCCGTGAGAACGCCCTCGCCGTCTGCGTAGTAGTGCGCCCAGAACCACGTGCGGGCATCGTTGTTCGGGTCCGTGAGCACGCCGCCGGCCCCGAGCTTGCAGACGCTCGCGCCGCTCGTGGTGGTGGGCACGAAGCCGTCGGTGCCGCCCACCAGGCGGTTGCAGCTGTTGAACATGAGCGAGCCGGATAACCCAGAGTTGCTGAACGAGGTGGCATAGATCGTCTCGAGGGAACCGCAGCTCGTGAACATCTGGTTGGCGCTGGTCATGCCAGACAGGTTCTCGAATCCTCGCACCTCGGTGCAGTTCGAGAAGGCATTGAACCAGTAGTTGCAGTTCGTCAGGCCCAAGCTCCCGATGGTGCTGTCGATGTAGACCTTCTTCACCAGCAGCTTGATGGAGTCGTAGGAGCGTGCGCTCGCGGACGAGTAGCCCGCGGGGTCGATCTCGAAGACCTGCACGATGCGCCCGCCGGTGACAGAGGTTCGCCGCTCGTAGTAGTTGATCTCAAGCGTGCCGTCGTCGAGCAGGAGCGCCCGGATCTTGTAGCCGACGTCCCACTCCAAGGCGAGAATGGCTGCGGCCATGTCACCGGGCTGGTAGAGCGTCGTGAGCCCGTTCTGCCCGCGTATGGCGTCCGCGATGTCAGAGAACACAGACTCCGGCAGCACGCCCGACTCAAGCGTCATGTACGGCTGCGCCTGGTACTGTCCGGCGTCGGTGCCGTCGAGGGCGGCAACGGCCGCTGCCATCTCGGGCGGCTTGTAGAGAGTCGCGACACCAGCCTGGTAGCGGATCGCGTTGGCGATGTCCGTGAGTATGCGCGTCGATACGGTTCCAACAGCCATGGCCTAAAACTCTTCCTCTTCGAGATTGGCGAGCGCGGCGATGGCGTCATCCACATACTGCTTGGTGGCGTAGGCTGAGAGGTCGGGCGTCGTTCCCGCCGGCCCCTGCGGCCCTTGCGGTCCGGTAGCCCCGGTCTCGCCCTTGAGGTTGTGGAACGCGAAGGCGAACGTCCTGGCAGAGGCCGTGCCGCCCAGCGTGACGCTCACCGATGGTGTGCCGGTGGAAGAGTCGATAGTGGCGGTGGCACCGGTGATGGTCGCGTTTACGCCGTCGTCGCCCGTGTCGCCTTTCGGCCCTTGCGGTCCCGTGGCGCCGGTCGCACCGGTTTCGCCTTGAAGCCCGGTCTCGCCCCGGGGACCGGTCTCGCCCTGGACTCCCTGGATGCCTTGCGGCCCGCGAAGGTCTGCCGAGCTCGTGCCCGATGCAGAGGTCACCGTCAGCACCGAGCCGTTCCAGCTGTGCGTGCAAGATGTGCCGTCAGCACCAGCGGGACCGGTCTCACCCTGCGGCCCCGTGTCACCGGTGTCGCCCTTCGGCCCTTGGGCTCCCGTATCGCCCGTGTCTCCCTTGTCACCCTTGGGACCCTGGGGACCAGTAGCGCCCGTGGCACCAGTCTCGCCTTGTATGCCCTGCGGACCTTGCGGCCCAACCTCACCGGTGTCACCCTTCGGTCCCTGTGGGCCGACCTCGCCCTGGACACCCTGCGGACCCCGCTCGCCAGTATCGCCCTTGGGGCCTTGCGGTCCTACATCACCGATGTCGCCCTTGTCACCTTTGACGCCTTTTGCCACATCGGCCGTGGTCGTGCCATTCTTGTCGGTGATCGTGATGGTGCATCCGCCCTCGGTCTGGGTCACGGTCGCCGTCGGGCTGAACCCGTCTGCGCCGTCAGCACCATCGAAGTCGCCGCGCTCTGCCGCAGCCGTCAGGCTCTCCCTTGCCGTGTTGGCCAGAGCAGCCGCAGCGTTCGCAGCCATAGCGGCATCGGTCGTGATCTCGGTCGCATGCTCGTACGCGTTGATGGCGTCCACGAACAGCGTGAACCCGTCCTCGTGCTCCTCGCCACCGACGACCACGGGCTCCACGCGTATTGTGAACACGCGGGAAGAGATGTAGGTGTCGTTCCCGCGCGAGACCATCACCTGCGCCTGCACGGCGCCCTCGGCCTCCTGCATCGCCGCTGGGTAGTAGACCACAAACGTCCCAGCAGACGCATCGACGGCCGTGAAGGGCTCGGTCCCGCGCTCGCCGGTCACCTTGTGCTTCCACACGAAGTAGACAGCAGCCCCCGTCAGGTCGGCCGCAGCACCGTTCTGCCTGACCGAAAGCGAGATCCCGCGCCCGCAGGCGTCAGCGGGAGAAGCCACCAGCACGTCGCCGAAACGCTCGTCGCAGGCGTCCCAAACCAGCTTATGAAGTCCGTATCCGTCGAGCACGAAGCACCTCCTAGAGTCTCCGCCCAGGGTATGCCCTCGTCACAACCCAGCCGTCAGAAGTCGAGCTCCGCCAGTTCGTCCAGGTCGTCGATTGCCGTGGTCACGGTGTTCTCGACCACCTGCACCGAGGTCGCCACGCTCAGGTTGCCGTCGATGCCGGCCACGTCGTTGTGCAGCGCGGCCACGTCGGCGGCAAGCGAGCTCGTCACCGCGTAGTCGACCTGCTGCACCGTGCCGATCGTCACCCGGCAGATCACCGCATCGCCGAACGTGCGAACACGCTTCACGACGCGAGCCTTGAGCCGCCACTCGGGCGAACGTGAGGAGTCGATTACGGCCACCTCGTCACCCAGTTCACAGTCACCACCGTCGAGCGCGGCAACGTCTATCTCGTACGAAACCTTGGGCTGCACCGAGTCGACAAGCGCCTTCCTCGTCAGCGCCAGCAGCCTGGTCGGGTCGTCGCACTCCGAGAAGGTCACCTGCCCAAAGCTGTGCACCTTGGCCGTCCTGTCGACATTCCAGCGCCCCCACACGAGCCGCGCGTCCTCGTCACCGACCCAGTTGACGCCACCGTTGACCTCACCGAAGGTGAGCTTCTTGCGGTAGCCGCCCGTGTAGCGGCCGTCCTCGTCGGTCACGGGAAGGCCCGCGCCGAACCCGTAGAGCGCCGTGTACACGTCTTGCTCCAGGACCGTGCGCGTGCATCCGGCCATGTTCTTGCCGTAGGTGAAGCGAAGCCCACGCCAGCTGCCGAGCCTTTGTCTGAAACGGATGAACCGGGAAGCCACGCGACCGCAAGCAACCGTTATCACGGGCTCGACCTCGCCGTCCCAGACCTCGGCGACCCTCCGCAGAGCCCAGAGCGCGTTCACGTGGTAGAGCACGCAGCCCGCCGTCCCTGCCACGTCGCATGACGCGATTGACCAGCGAGTTGGTGCCAGCACGACCGCCAGAGCCTGCGCCGCCGTGCGGGAGACCAGATGCTGCTCCTCGATGAAGTCGTCCAGCAGCTCGCAGAGGGAAGACTCCGCATACACCGAGCACAGGCCGTCGAGCGGCTCGTCGGTCCGCACCACCACATGCTCGCGCCACACGCCGCCGTCCTGCCACAGCAGCCGGTCGCCCTTGGCGGGCACCTCTCGGCACTCGAACTCCAGCGTGTCCTCGCCGTTCAGCTCCTCGGTGTGCACCAGCTCTCCGACCACGGGCAGGATGCCGATGCGGTCGTCGAAGCGGTCGAACCACCAGAGCACGGGAACGGCGCCTGCCATCACAACCACCTCTCGCGGAAGCTGGTCGTATGGGAGGAACATCCCGTGAAGCTCAGCTCGCAGCTGCCAGGAGAAAGCGAGAAGAAGTCACTCGCCAGCGTCACGTCGACACGGGCATCGACGCCGTCGACGGTCACACCCTCGCCCTCGCAGTCGATGCGCACCACCTCACCACCTGAGAAGGCATGCTCCACGCGCACGAACGCGTCACCGCAGCCGACCTGCACGGCAGAACCGGCAGAAGCGACCAGCTCGAATGCCGGCCATGTGGGCCACGACCCGCCGACCTCGAAGGCCGTTCCGGCCTCGGCCCGTTCCCTCCCATAGGCCACGGGGTCGAGCAGCGCAAACGAAACCTCGCCATTGCCGTCCTCGAAGAGCGAAGACCACGTGCCGGCATCGGTGCACACGGCGTCGCGGTACTCGAACTCCGGCTCGTCGGGCAACCGCAGCGTCCCGCCAGCCGTGGAGCACAGCGCCGAGTGGACCCTGTGCCGAACGTCAGCCAGCCCGTTGGTCCCCGGCCTGAACCCCGCGTCCATGAACAGCCGAACCCGCACCAGTCTGGGCGGTATGCACCCGGAGACGAGCAGCGCGCCCGCACGCCCCGGCACCACCATCGTGTCGGGCACCACAGGCATAGCGACCTTCTCGACGACCTCGGCGCTGCACCATTCAGAGAGGTCAATGCCGTTGTAGACAATCGACCTCATGCGTTGCCCCTCGCTCGTCCGTAGGCGATGGCGCGACGCCGCGACTCCAGGCTCATCTCGTCGATGGTGCTGTTCTTTTTGGGCTTCTGCACCATGGTCTCAGCGAGTTGCCGCAGCTCGGCACCACGCCTGTTCCTCCGCTTGTCATCAATCTTGTCACTCACAGCGACCTCACCACCGTGCACTTCACATCGAACGCCCACACGTGCCGCCCGCTCGAATCGCGCTCCTTGAAGGCGGGTGCCGTCGTGTCGATACCGATGATCCGATAAGCGCCGGCGTCCGCGTACGGCTCCCAGTCGGCCCTGCGCACCGCGAGCTCGGCGGCAACGGCGACGTCCTCCGCATCTGCCATGGCCTCGCGCACCACCATCACCGTCACCACGACGGTCCCGCGCTCCTCCTCGGCCATCCGGGCATCGCGCGAAAACGCGCCCTCGACGACAACGATGGGTTCCGCGCAGTCGAGCGCCGATGGCAAAACTTTTGAGAAGTAACATGAGAAGTGAGCGTCTGCCAGCAGTTTTACTATCGAGTCCGCGCAGCTCATCTCACCACCAGCTCCCAGTGGTGCACGTGCCCGTTGAAGTCCTCGCAACTATTGCATTCGGCCACGAGATAGGAATGCCCGTCGATGTCGATGCGCGACCCGGCAGGCACCTCGAACGCGCCGCCAGAGTTCACGGCGTCGATGTAGACCTTGCCGGCGCCAGCGTCGGCGCTCCTATGCTCGTCGTCCACGATGCTCTGCGTCCGGGCGAACCGCACGTGCGACACGGCCACGCCCTCGGCATAGCCGCCGTCTCCGTCCGGCACCCTCACCACGGCGTCCTCGGCCAGCAGCCGCGCCGGTATCGGCCTCAGGGCCCGCATCATCGCACCCCGCAGAACACAAGCGACGTGCCGACGAGCTCCTTCAGCGCCGCATCCGTGGCGATCTCCTCGCCGGTCGTGCCCTCGTCCTCGTAGTGGGTCACCTTGAAGTCCCCGAGCGAGAACCCGCCGACCTGCCCCTCGCCGAACTCCGCGAAGGCGTCCACGGCCGCGCACACAGCCCGCTGGTAACTCTCAAGCTCCTCATCGGAAGGCTCAGAACCACCCACCAGCCACCGTACATGCTGTGTAGCCGCAGGCAGAGAAAGCCCGAAGGCGGACTCCGAGAGCCCGCCCCCATAGGTCTGCGAATACCACTCGTATGTCACCGCGACGGGCACGGCTACTACTCCGTGGAAGCCGACACGTACACACCGTCGAGCTTGTTCTCAAGCACCGAGCAGATCGCGTAGCGGCGATACTTGAGCATGTAGCTGTCCAGGCTCTCGAGCTCGTCGGGTGAGAAGACCCTCGACGCCACGTGCTTGGCATACTTGATGATGGCCGACTTCTCAACAACCATGAAGTTCAGGTCCTTGCCCGCGCCCTTCAGCTCGTAGTAGTTCGCGAGCCCGCTCTTGGTGGGGGACGCCACGGCGGTGTACTCGTCACCGTTCTTAGTGTAGTAGGTCTTGCTGGAATCCACCTCGGTGTCTGTGGTCGCAACGTACGTCCCGGCCGCCTTTTGGTACCCGAACTGGTCGTCGTCTCCCGAAAGCAGGTCAATTGCCGTGTAAAAGCGCACCTGCGGCACCTCGACCACACGGGCGAAGCGTTCCAGCACGCGGTTCGAGCGGTTGGGGTTGGCGTAGCTGAAGTCCTGGATGACGCCGTTGAGCGTGGGCGTGATGAACAGGTAGCGCGATCCTGTGGACACCTGCTTCTCGTCCATGGCCGAGGTCACCGTCCGCAGCGATGCCAGGAGCTGCTCAGCGGTCGCAGAGGACAGGTCCTCGGTCTTCGTGGTCACGCCCTCGGTGGACGCGATCTCGCTGAATGTGTAGGCGTCGCCCTCAGGTGCCACCTGCGTGCGCTGAAGTTCGGCCCCTGCCTGCACGAAGCAATCGATGATTCCGGCTTCCTCGACGTCCATCACGTCTGCGAACAGGCGGATGGCCCGGTCGTAGGCGAAGGTGTGGGTCTCGTAGGTCCAGGTGATGCTGCCCGTCTTGTAGCCCACGTTGCGCGTGTAATCTCCAAGGCCCGTTACCTCTATCTTCGGGATGAGGATCTCCTTGGCGTTGCGACCGGCACGCACCATATTGCCGCCGCTGTTCAGGCTGTTCGAAACCGCCGCCCTCTGGTAGACCTCGTCCAAGATGCCCGTGTACTTCTTCGCGAATTCGATGCTGTTCGGCATGTCTCAGCCCTCCTATGCGTTGTCGTTGGAATCGTCCAGGCCGGCGAGCCTGCGCCAGCGTTTCATCGTCTTGCCCTCATCGGAGCTCGTGCCCGCATTGGGAAGCCCGGTCTTGCCGCCCTGGGGCTTGGAAGTGCGCTCATCTGCGAAAAGCCACGGTTCCGAGGTCTTAAGCGCGTCCACGTCTCCGTCGTAATCGCCAAGCATCGCGCGGGCTGCCTTCACGTTGCGCACGCCAGCGAGCTGCAGCCTGAAGTCGATTCGGTCGGACTCGCCCTGGGCTTTCAGCTCCGCGATCTCGCCGCGCAGCCGTTCGGCCGTCTCTGCGTTCTTCGCCGCCTCAGCCACTTGGGCTTCCAGCGCTGCAATCTTCTCGTCGCGCTCGGCGACGACTATCTCCCAGTCGGTGCCACTCACCTGCGACTGGTCTTGCGCCGCCTGCTGCTGCCCGAGGTCTTCCTGGACTTGCGGCTCTTCCTGCGTCTTGTCGCCATGGTTATCACTGGCCATGTCAGCCACCTTTCGTATCGTGGCCGACAAAACAGTTCGGCCTCTTAACCTGCAATAAGGCTAAGAGGCCGTCACAAAGTCGCTAGCTCTGTGGCTCCGCTTAATCAGCGGTGCCCTTCTTGATGTGGCAATCTATGCCGTTCTTCTCGCAGAACTTACGCACTTGTTCGGCAGCACCGCGGTAGAACGCATCGAGATCTTCGTAGGCGCTTGTGCGCTTGTCATAGTGCACGCGCCCGAACACGATTCGGTCCGTGAATCCCACCGCATCAAGAATGGGCTGCAGCTCCTGTTCGTGCACGTTTGGCGTAGGATAAGGCTCCATGCTCACCCACGTCTTGCAGCCAGCGTCGCTGAGTGTCTTGAGCGAGGCAAGCCTGTCAGCCAGCGGCGCGGCGCCCGGTTCCATCTCCTCACGGAACCACTCATCCAGGGAGACGAGAGTTATGCCGTATTGATTAATCTTCGAAAGCTCGGCAAGTTCTGCAGGTAGTACGCCCTTCGTCAACACCACGCAGGGAATGTTGTATTGGTTGATTAGCTTGATGGCGTCGATGCTCATCTGCCCGACTTCGGGATAACCGACCATAAATGGGTCGGTGGTAAAGCAGAGCTGCACGCGCTCAATCTCATTCTTGTGCTTGGGCAGCTCCTTGCGGAGAAGGTCGAGCGTGTTGTTTACGATGCACGGCTGCAACCATTCCTCGCGCGTCTTAACGCGACCGAAGCGGCGGGCCATGAGAAAGGCGTAGCATGGGTATTGGCATCCATGCGAGCAACCCTGCACATGGTTCATCGCCCAGTCGCCATACTCAACCTTGGTTTGGTAGAGCATCGTCTTTCTGTCTATGTGGCCCAGCTGTCCCATCGTTCTCCAATAATGCCGTTTACCTGCGCTTATTCGTCATCAAAGTACTGCTTCGTCACAAAGTCCCATCGCTCTTCGATGGTGGAAAGGTATACGTATCGGCCTTGTAGTTATTGCTTCGTTTGGTCGTTCCGTCCTTCTTAACTTGACCGGTCTCAATCAGCGGCTTGAGTACGTACGTAAGAACGTGCGATGCCTTCAGCATCGTTTCCTCAAGAACGAAAGTCTCTATCTTGGTGAAGGGCACGTTGTTTTGCCCCGAGAACGCTTCAACCAAGTCAGCCCGCGCGTCATAGCTGTACTCAGCCGCAACGGAATCCTCAAATTCTGACTCGGAAAATAGCGACGTCTGCACGCCTGCCGGTAACCGAGGGTTGCGGTGATATTGTGCCCCGTGAAATACTTCCCAAAGAGCATCTTTGAGCTTCTCCAGGCCCTTTGGGCTGGGTGTAACGAAGATGATCTGGTAGAGCTCTGCGTTCATCTTGTTTCTGAAGGCGAAACTAAACGCCAACTTCATCGGCTTGACTTTAAGCGCGTCGGCAATGGCACGAGCTGCTGTTTTATCTTGAGGTATATCGAGGCCATCGAAGCAGTCGATAATCTCTTGGTCGTTCTTGTTCCTGGTCAAATCGCTTGAGAACCAGTTGAACAAGATCTCACTGTATCGTGACCTGATAAAGTCCGTCATGGCTGTCAGATGCACGGTCCGCGCATTATAAGGGTCCACAAATAGAAGGACCGCATTCCCATATCCACCAGGAATCACATTTGTTGTTGCTGCTTTTCGGAGAAAATCGTTAACCTCAAGATCTGCCCAATAAACCGACACGTTCTTGTTTGCGTCGGCTGCCAGATATTCGCAGAGGTTTCCGCAGGTTTCTACTCGCTTTGCGTCCTGGTCGTTGATGTATAGGTAGAAGTGTATCGAAGGGTGCTGCTTTGCAAACGACGCGAAGAGCTTGCTCACTTCGGCAGCTGTCCCCAGTCCGCCATCTTCGTATATGCCAGCGTTACACATCGCGTCTATAAACGTAACGCTTCTGATATTTGGCTGATTTACCCATACCAGCAGCCATTTCTCGACATAAGAGCGTACGTAGGCAATCTTCTTGGTGGTTTGGTCTTTCTTACCCTCCAAGATGCTCGTGTCAATAGACAGTTCTTTGATGTAGTCAACGTCACCCATTCGCCCTTGCTTCGCCCTACACGCTCACCGTATGGTACGTAGTCCTCACGTCGTACTCCACATCCACCTGCAGCGCCGCGAAGTGTCGCCTCGCGCACCGAATCTTTGTCCTTTCGGCGTCGCTCACGCGGATGTTGTTGTTCCCGCCGCCCTTGGTCTCCACAACGAAGTACACGCGGCGCTCGCCGTCCTCCTCGACCACGTAGGCCCAGTCGGGGTTGTAGCTGCCCAGGGGCGTGTCGATCTTGAACTTGTTCGGCAGCTTGGCGAATACGCGCACCTCCTCGGCAAGGTCCAGCTCCACCGCGAACGGCTGCTCGACGGTCGAGGAGTCGTACACCACGTAGCTGTACAGGCTCTTGCCGCTGCTCGGCATCCAGGCGTTCTGGCCCAGGTACGCCTTCAGCTCGCCGGGGTCCAGGTCCTCCATCGTGTACCAGTCCTCGTCGGGCAGCTTCGTGTACTTGATCCCTTCGGCGATGGCCTCGCCCTTGGCCTTCTCGATCTTCTGCGCGACCTGCGCGAGGAACGTCGCCGGGTCTATCTCGAACTCGTCGTAGCGCCCGCACTCCTCCAAGATGCGCTTGAGCGTGGCGCGGGTGAGCCCCACGGCGTCCTGCAGCTCTGCGATGGGGTCGGGCAGGTCGTACACGCGGGCCCCGCCCGTCTTCACGAACGAGGTGCCCGTCGCCTGCGCGTCCACGCCGCCGTCGCCAACGGTCAGGTCGGCTCGGGTCGATAGCACTTCGAGCGGCTTCACCTTCGGCATGCCCTGGATGCCCGCCACGGCGTCGGAGATCAGCTTCTCGCTGTCCACGTCCACCTCGAAGCGCGTGCGCTGGCGGATGCGCTCCCAGAGCTCCTGGAAGGCGGGGTCGGCCGTCACGTCCTTGCACAGCTCGACCTCGACCTCCTTGGCCTTGTCCTTGATCTGCAGCTTCTGCGCCTTGTGCAGGATGATGTCCTCCACCTGCGACTGCGCGGATTCGAGTCCCGATGGCATCTCCACGCAGCCCTTCTCGGCCGCCTCCTTGAGCTCGGGAGTGATGTTGCCCTTCTTGTCTACGAGCCCTTTTGCGGCAAAGCTCTGGTACACCTCTGCGCTCTGCTCGAAGCCCAGCTTCACCTCCTGGCCGTCAGGCAGCTCTATGGTCACCTTCGTGAACGATTCGGGCGTCAGCACGCCGAAGCGCAGGCCGTCCTTCTCGAACTCGGTCTGCAGCCCGCTAGCGAAGGCGTCGTAGCTCTCGTTGGCGATGACGGTGAGCACGTTGGCGTCCTCGTCGTAGCAGCGCTCGCCGCTCTGGTCCACGCACAGGCGTAGGCCGCGTCCCACCTTCTGGCGCTTGGTCATGGTGTCTTTGGTCTCAACCAGCGTGCAGATCTGGAACACGTTCGGGTTGTCCCAGCCCTCCTTGAGCGCCGAGTGCGACCAAATGAACTGGATGCGCTTCTTGGCTCGCGTCTCCTCGTCATCCCCATCTGCGGGGAAGGAGATCAGCGTCTCCTTCTCGCGCATGATGGTCTCAAAGGTAGATATGTCGGCAGCGGTGCTGGCAGCTGCGCTCGTGTTCTTGATGCGGCCCTTGCCGTCCTGGGCGAAGTAGCCTGAGTGCACGGCCGCGGCATCGGTGTCGAGCGTGAGCCCGGCGGCGGCGTACTTCTTCTGCCAGCGCGGGCTCGCCACGGCATCCGCGTACTCCTGCTCGAACATCTCCGCGTACTCGCCGTTGCGCACCGGGTCATACAGGCGGTACTTCTCCACCTTGTCGATGAAGAAGAGGCTCAAGACCTTGATGCCCCTGGGCGCGAGCTCGAGCTGGCGCTGCAGGTGGTCCTCGATGGTGCGGCGGATCTGTGCGCGTTTCACGGCCTCGTCGGCCACGTCGCCCACGGCCTGGCCCTTCTCCAGCCATTCGCCGTTGGAGAACTCAATCCACTCGTCGCCGTCGGCGGCACTTATGTTGCTCACGATCCAGCCGGCCTCGTAGTCGGAGTTCTCGCCGCTCTTGTCAAAGAGCGAGTCGTGCGTCCTCACGGTCACGGCCTTGCGCTTCTGGCTGCCGTCCTTCTGCCGCACGTCGATGGTGAGCCGTGCGGTGATGGTGCCCGGCGTTTTGCCCATGCGAGTGGAGTCCAGCCTCACGTACGCGCCGTTCAGGTCCGCCTGTGCGAGCACCGAGTCTACGCAGATGCCCTTCACGAGACCCTGCTGGAAGGCGTCCACCGGCGTCAGGCGGTAGACCTTGTTGTAGCCCTCCCTGTGTGTGGCGGAGTAGCGCAGCACGAAGAGCGGGTTCAGGCTGCGGATGGCGGCCTTGGCCTTGGCGGTGTTGTCCACGCTCTGCGGCTCGTCGATGATGACGATGGGGTTGCATGCGGCCACGATCTCGCGTGGGCTGCGGCCGCCGATGAGCCGCTCGCTCGGGCGGTGGAAGAGCGAGCTCGACTCCGCGTTGCCCTCGTCGGAGTAGTCGCGGTTGAACGCCTGGATGTTGATGATCATCACCTGGATGGAGCTTGAGGTGGCGAAGTTGCCCACCGGCCCCATGTCCTTGCTGTCGTAGACGAACACGTCCATCGGCGCGTTGTCGTAGAGCGTGGCGAAGTGTTTCTTCGTGCTCTGGAAGCTCTTCAGCACGCCCTCGCGGATGGCCACGCTCGGTACTACGATGAGGAACTTGGTGATGCCGTACCTCTTGTTCAATTCGAAGATGGTGCGCGTGTACACGTAGGTCTTGCCCGTGCCCGTCTCCATCTCGATGGTGAAGTCGCGCAGCTTGCCGTCGGTGAGCACGTTCGTGGCGGGTAGCGAGTTCCCCTCCTGGATGTCGTGCAGGTTCTCGAGCAGCTGGTTGGCAGAGAGCCGCAGGCCATTGGCGTGGCCTACGCTGAGCACCTGGCCCTCCATCAGCGTGCCGGCTGCGCCCGTCTCGGCGGTAAACTCGCTGCGAAGAAACTCCTGTCCGCGGAACAGGTCGGTGATAGCCTCCACGGCCTCGATTTGGTGTTTTTGGTCTGCGGAGTATTTGAGTTCTAGGGTCGCCATGGCTACACCGTCCTCAGCTCAACCTCGCGGCCCGTCTTTTCCTCTACACGCTTGAATGCCTGTACGGCGTTGAGCTTGGTGGTGTCGTCGAGGATGCGGTCAAGCATGAGTACGCGCCTGGGTTCCATGTCGGCGATGGCATCGAGTACCTGCATGCTCAGCCCGTCAGCCAGGCAGCAGACGAGCTCGCCATAAGCGACCGAGTAGCAGGGGTAGCCCGCCGCATCCACCTTCTCGATGGGGAGGGTGAGCTCCAAGCCCCACTTGAGCATCATCTCGAATATGATGTCTTCGTCGCTGCGGTCGGGCTTCACCACATCAAGTAGCAGCTCTCCGGGCTTCGGGCGCTCGATGCCGCTTTCGTCTAGCTTGAGCACGCGGAAGCCGATATCGGGGATGGACTTGGGTTCCTCTCCGAGGCGGAGCTGTCTGTTGGATTCTTCGACCCCGGCTGCGATCTTTGCACCAGCCCGCCGGATGCGCTCTTTACCAATCTCGCAAATATTCTTGTAACCCTGCTTTCCCGCCTCGGAACTCGGGTCGCATTTTTCAGGCAATTGCACCATTATGAAATGTCGTTCCATGCCATCCGCGAGATTTTGGGCCATAACTGCATGAGCAGTTGACGATGATCCGCTAAAGAAGTCAAGTACAACGTCTCCTGCTGTTACGCCGATTATTTGCAGAAGATAGCGAATCAAGCCTACGGGCTTTGCGTAGTCGAATGGAATATCAAGCTCTTTAAGTTCACGTGATGACTGCCGATTTTCGTATTGAGTTATAAGGTTGGACGGTACAACGCCACCCTTTTCCTCCTGTTCACGCAGGTAGAGCTTATTGTAGATATTCCAGGCACTTTGATTTCCATTTTCATCAACGAGCCCAGAGGTGCTCGTTTTCTTGAATACAATACGTCCGGCGTCGAGCTCGCTTTTATAGCGGGGGTATATCCACTTCCAAACCTTGTCCTGCGCTGTGGGAAGTACGGTCTCGCCCTCCACTAGATGTTTTGGCTTAGTTGGTCCAGGAGGAATTGCAAATGTGCCATCAGGACACTGAATGTAGTATCTCTGGTTAGGTCGTGGATCCAGGCTGGCTTTGAACAATCTTTCCTCGCCGTACAATTCACCAGCATGTGGACCATCCGTTTCTGTGTTCCTATAGAAAGTCTTGATTTGCTCCTCAGTGAAAGGAGCTCGGAAGCGATTAGCTGTCTCAATGTTACGCGCGAAAATTAGTATGTAATCAATTGAGGGAGTATAGAAGTTGCCTTTTGCCCCACCCGATTTCATTGCTCTTGAGAAAATGGCGATCCGGTTTGATCTACCGAATAGCTCGTCGCACATCTTAACGGCATTATCTACTTCATCTTCGCCGATGCTGAAAGCAAGTATGCCGTCGTCTGACAAAAGTTCTCTTGCAAGTTTCAATCGTGGATACATCATGGAGCACCAGTCCGAATGATATCTTCCACTCGTATCGGCGTTTGACTGACCGGCCAAGCTTGCTTGCTCGCGGTAGTTTTCAATCGTATCGCCAAACTTGTCTTTGTATACGAAGTCATGCCCAGTGTTGTACGGCGGATCGATGTAAATCAGTCTTACGCGGCCATGGTATGAATGTTGCAATAGCTTGAGCACCTCGAGGTTGTCGCCCTCTATGTAGAGGTTCTCGGTTTCGTCCCAAGTCACGCTTTCCTCCGGGCAAGGACGAAGTGTAGCCGTGCTCGGGGTCTGGCTCTGCCGGATGGCATCGGTCTTGCCGGGCCAGGTGAAGGCATACCGCTCGGTGCCTTCGTCAACCTCGTCGCCCAGAACCAAACGCAACTTGTCGAAGTCGATGCCGCCCTCGGTGGCGACCTCCGGCAGCAGCTGCTTCAGCTGTTCGATGCGTTCTGCCACCAGATCGGCAGACGCAAGGTCCATCTTCTCGAACTCAGCCATGGCATAGCTCCTTTATCTCGGTTGCGAGCTTGTCGTGCTCGCGCTCCTTCTTCTTCAACGCCATACGCAGCCGCGACGACTCGGCAAGGGTCGCCTCCTTGTCACGATACTGCGAGCGTAAGACATTAATCTCGTTTTGCGAGTCCCTCAGATGGGCCAGAAGCGCCATCAGCTGGGGCGTGTCGGCATCCTTGCAGTGCGGGTACTCGCCGATGCTGGCAATTGCCGCCGCCTTCGCCGTGCGGTCGCAGAGCGCCGACACGTAGGCCAGCAGGTCAGATTGCGGCAGTGCAGCATGGCGTATGTCGGCCAGGTAATCCGCATAGGCCGCATCTTCGGAGTCGAAGAGACGCGCTGACTCGGTGCGTTCCACGACCACAGCGCCTTTCTCCGCGTGGCTCTTGCGCTTGAGCGACACGGAAACGCCCACCTTGCCGCCAGGCTCCTCGAACAGCAGCACGACCGGATTGGGGAAAGCTTTGTGCAGTACGGCTGCAAGTTCGCCGAATCCGCCCGAGCGCACCAGCTCACAGCTTAGGTAGATGACGCTCCCAATCTCGTGCTCATCGTCAGAGACGGGTGCGATTCGCGCCGTCGCCCGCTGTACGGTGGCGACATGCGTAAGGCGCGAGTACTGCTTGAGCAACTTCTCCTCGGCCTTGGCGAGGCCGCCCTGCGACGTGAGAACCGTCTTCGGTATGGTCTTGCCGCCGGCAAGCGTGGCGCTTGGTAGGTTTAGCGTTGTGACCCAGTCCATGCCTGTCACCTCAGAACTACGAAGCTCACGAGCGAGTAGTCATCGAAAGCGAGCGTCGTGCCGGTGCCGACCTCGCCGAGGCTGAAGAGCGATTCCATGCCCTTCTGCGCCTGAACGCCGGACACCTGACTCACTGCCGCATCGAGCAGCTCGGTGTATGCGCCCATGTTCGTGCCGTCGCGTGTCTCCTTGTTAAACTGCCGGCAGAGATCCATCACGGGCTCGGTCACGCCCGCGCACGCCGCCCGTATGATGTCGAGCGCCGACTTCGGGTTGGTGTGGGTGCCGCGTACCTCGCCGGAATCGGTCACGTAGACCAGGTGGAACGGCCAGGTCGGGTTGCCGTCCTTCGGATTCGCCCCCTCGTCGTTCGCCTTCAGGCAGAAGACGACGCCGGGCTCCACGCTGTCCGTCAGCGTGCCCGGTATCTCAGCTACCGCATGCAGGCCGCACGGGCTGCCTTCGAGCAGTCCGGGGTGCGCCTTGGCGTAGCGTTCCAGCTCCACGCGGAAATCGTCGTACGCCAAATCGGTGATGGATATGCCACCCGATATGTCCTCAAGGTCCATGACTTCGCGTTGCAGCTGCTCGAGCTGGCTGCGGCGGTACTTCAGGTCGTTCATCTCGTCGGCGGCCTTGCCCTCCAGCACGTTTTCCTCGCCGGTGGCCGACGTGTCCAGGAGCACCATGCGCCCCTTAACGCGCCCTTCGAGCTGGATGTACTCGTCGAGCTCGATGTCCGGCCAGAAGTTCACGAGCTGCACGCACGTGTTGTCGCTGCCGAGTCGGTCGACGCGGCCGAACCGCTGGATGATGCGCACCGGGTTCCAGTGGATGTCGTAGTTCACCAGGCAGTCGCAGTCCTGCAGGTTCTGGCCCTCGGATATGCAATCGGTCGCGAACACGACGTCTATCTCGCCCTGTTTGCGCTCGCGCTCCGATATCTCCTTGCTCTTGGGAGAGAAACGTCCTAGGACGGCGTCGAAGGTCGTGCGCTTGAGCTTGACGGTGGCGGCCGTTCCCTTCGCGCCGGTGACGAGGGCGCTCTCCATGCCGTACGTCTTCTTGAGGTGCGGATTCAGCTGCTCGTAGAGGTAGCGTGCCGTGTCGGCGAACGCGCTGAATATGAGCAGCTTGCGGTTGCCGGGGTTGTACGGGTGGGCCACCTTCTGGTCGATGAAGCGCCTCAGCTCGGCCAGCTTCTCGTCGCGCTCGGGAGTCACCTCGTTGGCGTAGTAGAGCAGCTCCTCGAGCGTACGGATGTCGTATTCCAGCTCCTGGCGCACGCGGATGGCATCCACGTCGCGAAGGTCCACGCGCACCTTGCCTCCCGCCTCGAACTCCTCGGCGTCGTCATCGTCGTCGAACCCTTCAGCGAGCGCGTCCGCCTCGTAGGCCGCGTTCATGCTCAAGTTGTCCAGCTGGTCGAGAAGCGACTTTGCGCCGTCGAGCACGCGTTCGAGCGTGATGCGGAAGCTGTTGATGGAGCTTTCCATGCGCTTCAACAGGTTCACGCGCATCAGGTTCGCCACGGCGTGCGTACGGTTCACCTGGCTTTCGAAGTCGTTGCCCCATGTGTCGGCGTAGCGGTCGGCGTATTTCTTCTGCTTGCCCGGCATCACGTAGGAGAGCAGCTGGTACTGCGCGAAAGAGAGCGATGCGATAAGGTCGTTCATATCGGCGATGCTTGGCAACTCATCCTGCGTGTCGAAGCGCGGGTGCAGCGATATCGGCTTGAGGCGCGTTGGGAACGTTGCCGTCTCGTCGCGGTAGTACTTGGCGATGTGTTTGCGGCTGCGTGCGATGGTCAGGATGTCGAGCAGCTTGAAGTAGTCGGCGTTCACCATGGATACGAACCGCTCGGTCGTGCGAAGCTCGTCGGGAAGCTCGCTCCACTCTCCGAAGCGTTGCTGGGCCAGGCGGCACACCGCCGTGACGGAGCCGATGCCATCCGTCTCGGCCAGGTAGGCGTCGTCTCCCTCGGTGATTATCTCAATCTGGTTACGAAGGTCGAGGAGCTTGTTGTTCACGGGCGTCGCCGAGAGCATCAGCACCTTGGTGCGCACGCCCGCGCGGATGATGTCCTGCATCAAACGGTCATAGCGGCTGTGCTGTGTGCGGTCGGTCGGCTTGTTTCGGAAGTTGTGGCTCTCGTCGATGACGATGAGGTCGTAGTTGCCCCAGCGCAGCGTCTCAAGATTAATGTCGCCCGAAAAGCCCGTGTAGCGGGAAAGGTCGGTGTGGTTGAGCACGTCGAAGTTGAGCCGGTCGTCCACGAGCGGGTTGCGCTCGTCGTTGCCGGTGTAGAGCGTCCAGTTCTCGCGCAGGCGCTTCGGGCAGAGAACCAGCACGCGGTCGTTTCGCTCCTGGTAGTACTTGATGACGGCCAGCGCCTCGAAGGTCTTTCCCAGGCCGACCGAGTCCGCGATGATGCAGCCCTTGTACCGCTCGAGCTTGCGGATGGCGCCCACCACGGCGTCGCGCTGGAAGTCGTAGAGCTTGTTCCACACGGCCGAGTCGGTGAATGAGAGCCCCGGTTTTATCGGGTCGGTCTCCTCCATGTCCGCCATGAAGTCGCGGAACACGTGGTAAAGCGTCAGGAAATATACGAACTCAGGCGCGTTCTCGCGGTAGAGCGTGCCGATCTGCTCGGCTACCTGTTCGGTCACGTCGGCCACCATGGAGGGGTTGTCCCAGATGCCGTCGAACATCGCCTTCAGACCCTGCGCCTCGGCAGCTCCCGAATACGAGCCATAGCCGCCAACGACGCCCGCCTTGCGCTCGTAGCCCAGTCCCTCAAGCGTGAAGGGAAGGTTGAATCCCTGGAAGCCGTCAGCGGAGCCATCAGCATGCGAAAGGTGGTAGACGGAGCCAGATTGCACCATGCCGCGCGAGCGTGCGGAACGGAAGGACGCCTTAGCTCGAACCCACTCGGCGCATTCATGAGCGAGAGCCCGCTGGTTCAGGTTATTGCGAAGCGTAAGCTCAAGCCCCGTGCCGCCGATGCCACGCTCGCGCCCGCGCTTCGAGAGCACGAACTCCTTCGGATCCTTTAACTCGGCCATCTGCTCCACGAAGGTCGGCTCGTCGAAGAGGAAGCGAAGCTCGTCAACCTTTAGGAGCTCGTCCTTCAGCTCACCGAAAGCGAACACTGTGAAGTAGGAGCTGATAATGGAAAGCCTGTCGCCTGCGGAAAGCGCCGAACGTAGCTTGTCTCCCAGCGCGTTTACGCCCTCGTTACTGAGAAACTCCATCGCGCTACCCCTTCTTCGCGGAAAGCTTCTCGATGAGAGCCTGCTTGACGAATGAGGTGAAGGTGAGCCCTGAAAGCGAAGCCGCCTGCTTGGCCGAGTCGCGAAGGTTCTTCGGAATGCGAAGCGTCACCGGGACGTTCCCACCGTCGACAAGAAACTCCTGAATCTCCGTAGCCGTGGCACCAGAATCCACAAGGTCAGAGTACTTCATCGCAGCTCCTATAGAATGCCAGTTGCAATACAACGTAAGCCATTCTATCAGAGCTGAACGTCCCGTTTGTCGCTGCTTGTCGTAAGCCGACGCGAATCATCGCGTTTGGCTAGATGAAGGGCTGAATGGCTAACACCGCTGCGAAGAGAACGCGCGTCTACCATTGTTGAATCCGAGACAAGCCTGCATGAGCTACGTTGCAGGATTTATTTGCCGCCATCCCTGGCTGCTGGCCTGGCCGTGCGCTACCAACCTCGGGTTGTCCGCAGCCCGGCCGCCCACGCTCCGGGTGTGCGCTCGGGCCGTTCGTGCCACACGCAGCCCACGCGCCCATG